AGAGCCCATTGTACAGCAGAAAACACCTACTTCCAAGTCTCGGCTGTGACGAACTCACATGAAGTTTTGAGATTAGATGGAACCGTAACAGGTTCCGTCTGACTGAAACAATCTACATGAAGCAATTACATTATTGCTATCGCAATAATGCTTTAATTCATATTCATTACTTTCTATCATACAAATACGAAGTGCATAGTTTGAGCGTTAGCGAAAACTTGTTTCGTGCAACGAAACACATAAATACTCTTAGTAACTTAGTAAATTTAGGAATCTAATAAAAATGAATGTCTTTGAAATTGTAAGTCTAAAAGAAGCTACGGTACCAGCTGGTGCTGTGGAGGCGTTAGGATATCCACCTGGTATGTATAGAGTAACATATCCTGCAGAAATGAATAGAATACCTGATGTTGTTACTGGTCAAGATGCTGCCGAAGCAAGATATCGAGATGAAGTAGAGCGTTGGAATAATTCTTCCGCAGATCGTCGTCGAGAAGAAAGAGAACGCAATCGCGAACAAAAAAGACGTCAAAAAGAGCGTGAACGTGAAGATAAACGTAGAGCTAAAGCGCAAGCCAATACTCCTGAAAAAAGACAACAATTAAAAGACCAATGGAAAAGACGTTTACGTAGAGGAAGATTTGTTGCATTTGCAGCCGGAACGTTAGGTCTTGCATGGACTGTGTACGACGAGGCAATTGATCAAAGTGTCGATGCTTACGGATCTTATGCAAATGATCAAATTAATTATGAAACATACCTCGGAATTCAAAAAAATATATGGGAAACGTTTGCATTTACTTTAGTATTACCTCAACTTATTACATTAGTTAGAGCAGCAGTAATGGCCGGATCAGCTGCTGCTAGAAGATTTATGACAGGTATAAGAGCTGCAAATCTATCATCATCAGTAGCGATGTCAACAACAGGCCCAATTGGTATAGCCTTAGGAGTTGTAAAATATTTGCTTGTTGAAGCGTTTATGTGGGCTGCTATCTATTTGATAACATCTAGCGAAAAAGTACAACAAACTCTTGCTAAATGGATGGTAACTGGAATATTAGGAGATATTGGTGAAAAGTCTGCGGAGATCTTAGCAACTGAAGCAGGTTTCCTTGAAGAAATTGCTAATGATGTAATGAATTTAGATATCCAAGTACTTCGAGATGCAGAGTCAGATGTACAAAATGTAATGGGAATGAGCCAAAAAGAAATTCAAGCACGTTATCAACAAGAACTTGAAATTGGCAGCGATTTGCCAGGTGATGCTCCAGGATCTAACGGTTTTGATCCAAATGCAATTAGAGCAAGACCGTCTAATGGTAATGGAGCAGGTTCAACTGATAATTATAATCCAGAAACACCGTGGATACGTCCTGGTATGAATCAAAACTAAATTAACGGCTGACCTGTTTTTTTAGAAGTTTCTATATTTTCTTCTATAATTTTTTGTAAGACTTCAATATCTTCAACATCAGAATTAAAAAGATCTGTTGCTTGTACACCACCTCTCATGTACCAAGCTAGTTTGTATATGTTGTATTTTAAATTTTTAACTTGAGATTCAAGATTATCACTGAGATCTGTTATGTCAGAATCCGAGAAGTACACTAAACTAGTGCGAAAAAACTTGCGTAATCCAAATTAGGTGATGTTGTATTTTTATGTTCGCATGCAGAACATGTAACTTCAACAGGTGGCATCTTAGTGTTGTCTTGATTTTTTAGATACGTTTCTTTAACAGCATTAAAAAACTCTTTGTCACCATTAACTAAAAATTCTTCAATAAATTTTTGATTATCTTCGGTATCGCCGTCTGGTGTAGTTACTCTAATAATCGTTGAACATACTGCATACTTAGTTATTTCGTTTAAACTATCGTACAAACGATCTAGTTCTGCCTGCTTTGCATCACCTTCTTCCATTTTTGCAACACTTTGATAGAGGGTTCTTTGTATTTGTATGTTTTTTTGTTGTATTTCTGTATACTCTTTGTATGTCAAAGGTCTAAGATTAAATTTAAAATCATTTACAGAAATTTCAAACTTTTGTGTGATAGTTTGTGTAAAGTCTAAAATAGTCTGAATTGGAAGAGTATAGTTATCTTCATTTTTACAACTACTACAAGTTGACTTTAATTGTAAATCCGAACCATAACTAGCTAAACGTATTGATGCTAAGATATAATCGATATCTGTCATTGGTATTACCCAAGCATCTTTAATGGACGGAATACAACTTTGGATAACTTTGACGACAGCATTACCAGTATACAATGCATCTGGAGTTTTAATTGCTATTTCGTCGTTGGCTGTCATACTATAGACTTCTAGCTCTTCTGACTTTTCTAGTTTTTCTTTAGGGTACCAAACCCCTTTGCTTGGCAAGTCAATATACAGTTTAGGCTGTCTTTTAAACTTTGCCAAAGGACTATTGTTTTCCATCATTTATTCCTAAGATAAATATATTATTATACATAGTTATTTATGAGTCATAATTTCTGAATTGGAGCAAAATTGAATGTCTGACGGAACAGAAAATCTAGATAGAGAATCGGGCCGCGCTGCTATATCGCTTGCTAAAGTTGATCAAGCCGCAGCAGATTTAGCTGGTAGATTTAGTGGCATCTTTACAGGAGCACCAAAAACTGTAGCAGGTGTAATGGAATCCTTTAAAGGATTAATACCTGGTGTTACACTCGCAACTAAAGCAGTTAAAGGTTTTGAAGGTTACGTTGGCGTACTGCAAGCACTTTCAAGAGGTGGTATACATTTCAACAATCAAATTGATGAAATGATTATACAAGCCGGTGCTGCAAATATGAATCTTGGTGACTTGGCTAGAATCGCCCAAGAATCAGGAGAACAAATTGCACAACTTGGTGCAGGTGCTAATGCAGGATTATCTAATTTCTTAGCTAGACAAGAAAAATTTTACAATGAAGTTGATACAGGATACGAACAAAGATTAAAACGTTTAGGAATGACAGTTGATGACATCAACGAAAGTTTCCTTAGATACGATATGCTTTCTGCTGTTAACAATGTAACTGAAAGACAGGCTACTTTAAATAGAAACAAACGTGCTACTGAATTTGCAGAAGAAATGGATCGTCTTGCAAAACTAACAGGTATGCAAGCAGATGAACTTGCTAAAGCAGTTGAAGAAACAGCTAGAAAAGGTAGAGTATTTGCTGCAACACAACTGCTTCCGGAAACCGGTGTAAATGGTGAAGACATAAGAGCTCGGTTTACATCAGATTTAGCAGGAGTAGCACGAGCATATGGTCCTGCAATAGGCGCCTTTATGGAAGATATGGTCACACAAGGATTTCCAACTCCTGGTGATCCTGCTATGGAAGCCATCAACAGTTATGCGCCTGATCTAGCAAGAACTTTTGAAACATATAACAATTTAATGAAACAAGGTAGATCTGAAGAAGCTCGAGGTTACCTCGAAAGTGCTAGAATGCAAGTAGAACGATTGCGCACAGACAGAAACTTCCTAGAAATGGTTCGTGTATCTTCATCGGGAGCAAGTGAACATGCTCGTGCAATGGGTGAAATATCAACACAATTAAACAATAGTATTGCAGTATCAAACTCAGCTATTGCTGCAAGACTGCGAGAACAAGGCAAAGCAGTAACCGATGAAGCAATCCAAGCAGAAAGAAATCGTCTAATTAATGAAGCTCAAGCAAACCAACAGCGTGATGCCGATCGTGGATCTGCTAGAGTTTATCAAGGATATTTAGACACTCTAACAGAATTACAACAGATAGCAAGAGTTACACAAGAAATTACTGTAAGAACAATATTTTCATACATGGAAGACGCAATACAAGATTTTGCTAATAAAGTAGCAGATTTAAAACTAGAAGACTTGCTAAGAACTGCTGTTACTGGTGCAGGCAACACAATGACAGGAATGGGTCTGTCAAGAACTGGCGATTCAGATGCTAGAATGTTTGATCAAATAGCAACTTCTTTAGTAACACTTAGCGGACAGTTTACAGGATCTACACAACAAAGTCGAGACTTGAGAACTGAATTATTAAATCTGTCACAAGAAATGAGCTCTCTTGCTGGTACGATTCAAACAGATCAAGCTGGTATTGCAACGCAGGCACAAAAAGACCAACGTGCAGCAGCAAGTGCAAGAATAAATGAAATATTAAACTCATTATCTACACTACCAGAAGCAGAAAGACCACAACTTAGTGAAGATATTTTAGCATTAATTAGAGAAGGTGCTGGACTAAATCGAGGAACAATGGGCGTCACTGGATCGCTGTTTAAAGACTTTGGTACTGAAACTATTGCAGCATTGCATGGATTAGAAGCAGTTACAACACCCGATCAAATGAGAGATATTGTAGCCAATAGCGCAGCAGGGTCAATGGAAGCATTAGTAGCATCATATAATAATAATGAAGCAAATTCAGTAAGAGCAATGCTTGCACCTACTATACAGTCGCTCACATCTAACACATCATCTTTGAACGGAATGTTAAATACTATAAGGACACAAGTTGCATCATCAAATAATGATGCTTCTGTGAATATTGATTTGACACCATTAGAAAATGCTATTAAAAGTTTACCAGCAAGTATGAAGCAACCGTTTGAAGAAGCAATAAATTCAATTAAACCTGCAATGGATCAAGTTGCGGCAAATACTGCAAGAGGTGCTGAGTATGGCGAAAGAACATTTAGAAATACTAGAGGCATTTCACAAGATTACATGAGGGGAGCATAACAAGTGAGTTGGAAAAAATATTTTACACCAGTAGGAGCAGGTAATTCTGTTGACGGAACATATGGTCCTATTAGCGGTGCCGCAGCAGGAGCTCGACCAGGTCCTGCACGTTCTAACTACAGTTCATACTTACCCGATGTTTATGTAGGTTCACCTAATCGTGTTGAGCGTTATGGTCAATACAATACTATGGATAACGACAGTGAAGTTAATGCTGCACTAGATATCCTTGCAGAGTTTTGTACACAGATCAATGACGAAAACGGTACAAACTTTAAATTTCATTTTAACAAAGCAGCAACAAATTCTGAAATACAAATTTTAGGTCAATATCTAAAACAATGGTGTAAAACACAAAAGTTTGAAACACGTATGTTCCGTATTTTCCGTAACGTATTCAAATACGGTGATGCAATTTTTATTAGAGATCCAGAAACTAAAAAATGGTTTCACGTTGATCCTGCAAAACTACAAAGAATTATTGTTAACGAAAGCGAAGGTAAAAAGCCTGAACAGTACATTATTAAAGACTTTAATTTAAACTTTAAAGAACTAGTTGCTACAGAACCATATCAGACAAACGGAAATATAACCGGCGGCGGCACACCTAACAGTGGATACTTTTCAGGTGGTGGTAGAGGCATGGTCGGTAACAGTCCTCAACAACAAGGATCTAGATTTAGTGTTGATGACGGCGAAGTAGCAGTTAACGCAGAACATGTAGTACATTTAAGTTTGTCAGAAGGCTTAGACAACAACTTTCCATTTGGCAACAGTCTATTAGAAAGTATTTTTAAAGTATACAAACAGAAAGAATTGCTTGAAGATGCGATTATTATCTATCGTGTTCAAAGAGCACCAGAAAGAAGAGTATTCTACGTTGATGTGGGCAACATGCCATCACACCTTGCTATGCAGTTTGTGGAGCGTGTTAAAACGGAAATACATCAAAGACGTATCCCATCCGCGACAGGTGGCGGTCAGAATGTCATAGACTCTAGTTATAATCCACTGTCAATTAACGAAGATTACTTCTTCCCACAAACAGCAGAAGGCCGCGGCTCAAAAGTGGAAACATTACCAGGTGGTACAAACCTAGGAGAAATTGATGATCTTAGATACTTTACTAATAAGCTCGTACGCGGCTTACGAATACCTTCTAGCTATTTGCCTACGGGTGCTGATGACGGAGCAACTTCATTCCAAGATGGAAGAGTTGGAACTGCTTACATACAAGAACTAAGATTTAACAACTATTGTGAACGTCTACAAGGTTTAATTACTGAAGAATTTAATCAAGACTTTAAACGCTACTTGCTTGAAAAAGGTGTAAACGTTGATACTGCAATGTTTGATTTACATTTCCAAGAGCCACAAAACTTTGCGGCTTATAGACAATCAGAATTAGACAATGCACGTATTCCAAGTTTTGGTCAAATACAACAAGTTCCATTTATATCAAATAGATTTGCAATGAAACGTTTCTTAGGATTAAGTCCAGAAGAGATTGCTGAGAATGAACGTTTATGGAGAGAAGAGAATGACGAGAATCTCACAGGCGGCGGCGCAGACGCAGCAGGTGAAATGAGAAGTACAGGCATTAGTAGTGCAGGTATTAGTTCCGATCTTGACGGAGCAGAAGATATTGCAGATGACGGTGTAGCACCAGAAAATGGTGGCGACGGAGCACCGCCTGAAACAGCAACAGGACAAGATATTGGCGGCGGAGCAACGGCACCCGCTGGCGAACAGACAATCTAAAAGACTAAATACTAACATGATACTAAGAGAATTGTTTTACTACGACAAAGAAACACTTGAACCTACTGAAAACGATCAGTATGATCCTCAGTATGACGATTCTATTGTTGACGCATCTGACACAAGAAAAACACGTCTTACACTACGCCAGATAAATCGTGCTCGCAAAGCTGCTGAAATACATACAAAAGAACAAGCTAATGAACTTGACTTTGTTCGTCAAATGTATGGTATAGCATCACAGCAAGCAGCGATGGCATAAATGGCAAAGATAGACAAGTCTCAATATTCAAAAACAGAATGGCACATAATAAGAGAACAACGTAGATGGGAGAAAGAACAAGAACTCCTACAAGACGAAATTGTTGTTCCGGAAGTGCGCTCCCAACGATTTGATACAGCATTTGTATTAGGTAACGGCACAAGCCGAGCACCAATTGATCTAGTTGAATTAAAACCACATGGAAAAATCTATGCATGCAATGCAGTGTATAGAGAATTTGATCCTGACTATCTAGTTGCAGTTGATGTAAAAATGATTTTAGAAATCAATAAAAGCAAATATCAACACAGACACGAAGTTTGGACTAACCCTAACAAAGCATATCAAAATTTAGCAGGATTAAATTTCTTTAATCCAAGCAAAGGTTGGAGTAGTGGTCCTACAGCATTGTGGTTAGCTAGTCAGCATTATTATAAAAGAATCTTTATACTAGGCTTTGATTATAAAGGTTTGGATGATGGTAAAAAATTAAATAATATATATGCTGATACAATGAATTATAAAAAGAGTTCAGATACTGCTACATTTTTTGGTAATTGGATGCGACAAACTAAAAACGTAGTGTCAACACACAACGATATACAGTATATTAGAGTAATAGCACCTGATAATTATGTCCCTGAAGAACTAAATAATTTTAGTAATTTGAAGCATATTACCATTGAAGATTTCCAAAAAATGTTCAATCTTTCCTAGCTTCTGTGCAAAATGGCTCGTTTTGAGCCTATTTCTACGCATATTTCTCTCTATATGTTAAATACAACTGACAGCCTTACCATAGGTATAACATTTATTAGGAGAAAAAAATGGCAGATCTAAAGAAATTTGAAGAAATGCTTGAGCGCCTAGTCAACGAAGACAAAGCAGGTGCAGAAGAGCTTTTCCACGAAATCGTGGTAGAAAAATCACGTGAAATTTACGAAAACTTACTAGAAGATGACTTAGACGATGAAGCAGTTGACGAAGCAACTGATGAAGAAGTAGATGAGTCAGATGAAGAAGTAGATGAAGCTTCTGATGAAGAAGTAGATGAGTCAGATGATGAAGAAGTTAAAGAAGACTTTGATCTAGACGAATTTGAAGTTGAAGCAGATCCAATGGCAGATATGGGCGGAGATCCAGCAGATGACATGATGGGTGATGTTGAAGCAGATCCAGAAATGGACATGGGTGACGAAGAAGGTGGCGAAGACGGCGATATGGAAGACCGTATTGAAGACCTTGAAGATGCACTAGATGATCTAAAAGCAGAATTTGATGCTATGATGGCAGGTGATGACGCAGGCGACGACGAAGGCGAAGATGCTGGAGACGACATGGACGCAGGCGACGAAGAGCCAGAAGAAGCAATGGCGTTTGAAGCTGACGACGAAGAAGTTGAAGAAGCAGCAGACGAAGAAGTTGACGAAGCAGCTGATGAAGAAGTAGAAGAAACTTCAAAAGCTCCTAAGTCAAATGCAGAGCAGATGCGCGAGTATGTTGAAAAAGTAGTTGGAGGCCACGGTGCTGAAACTAAAGGCAAAGGTGAAGACGGCGGTGTAAACAAGAAGTCAACCGTTGCTGGTAAAAACGACATGGGCGGCACTGCATCAAACTTGAACCAGGGAGATACCGGTGATGTTGTAGAAGCAGGCAAAGGTGCTTTAAAAGGCAACGGTCTAGCAGACACAACTGCAAAAGAAGACAACGCTGGTAACGTTAATGTACCTGGTGCAAAGGCTGGTAAGGCACAAAGTGCAGTATCAGCAGGCCACGGAGCAGAGAAAAAAGGCTCAGGCGAAACAGCTGACAATAAAAAATCAACAATTGGCAGCTAATTAAGGACTGATAGATGAACAACTATTTACGAGAGCATTTGACATTCGACCAAGCAGGAATGGTTGTAGAGTCTACCGATAACGCTACAGGCGGAAAAGACCTTTACATGAAAGGCATCTGTATACAAGGCGGAGTGCGTAATGCAAACCAACGTGTATATCCTGTAAATGAAATTGGTAGGGCTGTCAAAACTCTCAACGATCAAATCAGCGGAGGTTACAGTGTTCTCGGTGAGGTTGATCATCCAGAAGGACTAAACATTAATTTGGACCGTGTAAGCCATATGATCACAGAAATGTGGATGGATGGGCCAAACGGTTACGGTAAAATGAAAATACTACCAACACCGATGGGACAACTAGTTAGCACTATGATACAAAGTGGTGTTAAACTAGGCGTTTCGTCGCGTGGTAGTGGTAATGTTGTAGAAGGCAGTGGCGAAGTAAGTGATTTTGAAATCATTACTGTAGATGTCGTTGCTCAACCTAGTGCTCCAGGGGCGTATCCTACGCCAATCTACGAGCATCTAATGAATACTCGTGGTGGGTATAAGGCATATGAACTGGCACAGGCGACCAAAGAGGACGCAAAGGCACAAAAATATCTAAAAGAATCGCTGATTAATATAATCAGTCGACTCCAATAAAAGGAGAATGTAAATGTTGGATGCACTAAAAACACTTTTCGAAAATGATGTAGTTTCAGAAGAAGTGCGCCAGTCTATCGAAGAAGCATGGGAAGCAAAGATTGTAGAAAATCGTAAAGCTGTCACTGCTGAACTCCGTGAAGAATTTGCTAAAAAGTATGAGCACGACAAGCAAACAATGGTAGAAGCTATTGATACAATGCTTGAAGAGCGTCTTGCAACTGAGCTTGCAGAATTTGCAGAAGATCGTAAAGGTCTTGCAGAAGCTAAAGCAAAATATGCAGTAAAAATGCGTGAAAACGCTGCATTACTACAGAAGTTTGTTACTAAGCAACTAAGCGAAGAAGTTAGCGAACTACACGAAGATCAAAAAGCAATGGCGGAAAAGTTTTCCAAGCTAGAAGAGTTCGTAGTCGAAGCACTATCTAAGGAAATTGCAGAATTTTACGAAGATAAAAAAGACTTAGCAGAAACCAAGGTTAAACTTGTAAAAGAAGCTAAAGAAAAATTTGCAGCAGTACAAAAAGAGTTTGTTGCAAAAAGTGCAAGTTTGGTATCAGAAACAGTTTCAAAGAAACTTGGTCAAGAAATTGGTCAATTGAAAGAAGATATCGAGACTGCACGTAAAAATGACTTTGGTCGCAAGCTATTTGAAGCATTTGCTGCTGAATATAGCACAAGCTACCTAAATGAAAAGTCAGAAACTGCTAAACTCTTGAAAGTCATTGACATGAAAGAGAAGCAAATTGCAGAAGCAAAAACTCTAGCTGTTAAAGCTAAGAAAATCGCAGAGACAGCAGCTAACGAAAAGAAAGCATTAGTTGAATCTGCAACAAGAGAAAAGAAATTGAACGACCTAGTTGCGCCATTAGGCAAAGCTCAGCGTGAAATTATGACAGACTTACTGGAAAGCGTACAAACTGATAGACTTCAGTCTGCGTTTGACAAGTATCTACCGGCAGTTATCGACGGTAACACTCCAGCTAAGAAGAAGGCAGTCCTATCAGAGGCAAAAGAAATCACAGGCAATCGCGAAGATATTTCGCAAACTAACGTTAGTTCAAAGGCAGACGCCGACAATTTAGTCGAATTTAAGCGTCTAGCTGGATTAAATTAAGGAGAAAACCAATGTCAGAACTATTAGAAGGACGCTGGCAGGATACAAAAACTGCACTTCTTGAAGGCCTAAATGGCACAAAGAAAGCTGTTATGGAAAGCACACTTGAAAATACTCGCAAGTATTTGCAAGAATCTGCAACAGCTGGTGCAACTTCTGCCGGTAACGTAGCTACTCTAAACAGAGTAATCCTACCAGTAATTAGACGTGTAATGCCAACAGTTATCGCTAACGATATCGTTGGTGTTCAGCCTATGACTGGACCAGTGGGTCAGATCCACACATTACGTGTTCGTTACAGCGACACAGCTGATAACGTAACAGCAGGTGATGAAGCACTATCACCATTCAAGATTGCGTCTGCATACTCAGGTAATGACGACGACAGCAACCCAGAAGCATCAAGCACTGCTTCATTAGAAGGTGCTGCTGGTAAGCGTCTAAGCATTCAGATCTTGAAACAAACAGTCGAAGCTAAAACTCGTAAACTAAGCGCACGTTGGACTTTTGAGTCTGCACAAGACGCTCAGTCACAGCACGGCATCGACGTTGAAGCAGAAATCATGGCTGCACTAGCACAAGAGATTACTGCTGAGATTGACCAAGAAGTACTTACTTCATTACGTGCCCTAGCAGGTACAGTTGAAACTTATGACCAAGCAGCAGTAAGCGGTACAGCTACTTTTGTTGGTGATGAGCATGCTGCTCTAGCAGTACAAATCAACAGAACTGCTAACTTGATCGCACAGCGTACACGTCGTGGCGCTGGTAACTTTGCAGTTGTTAGCCCATTTGCGTTAACAATCCTACAAAGTGCGACAACAAGTGCATTTGCACGTACAACTGAAGGTTCATTTGAAGCACCAACTAACACTAAGATGGTTGGTACATTGAACAATGCTATGAAAGTATACGTTGATTCATATGCTTCAGACGCAACTCCAGTACTAGTTGGATACAAAGGTTCTAGTGAATCAGACGCAGCAGCGTTCTACTGCCCATACATTCCATTGATGTCAAGCGGTGTTGTACTAGATCCATCAACATTCGAACCAGTCGTATCATTCATGACACGTTATGGTTATGTTGAGCTATCTAACACAGCGTCATCACTAGGTAACGCAGCAGACTACTTAGGTGAAGTTGCTATTACTAACGGTAACGTTAGCTTTAGCTAAGTTTTACTTAGGTAAGACAACATTAAAGGGCGGCTTAGGTCGCCCTTTTTTTACGACTAAAACCCTAACCGAAAGGCTTTATGGCTCGTGTTAAATTTAATCCGAACATAGAAGTACACGAAACTACAAAAAAGAAAACATCAATAGGTGGCGGAAGAATTTCTAAATCTATGATGAATAAAAGTAAAAAACGTAGTTACAAAAAGTATCGTGGACAAGGGAAATAACAGATAAATAATTATACGTTCAGCCCAACGGCCGGAAGTAGCATACTGCGAAGGAACGCACTTTAACCCTTTAACTAGGAGGAGTGTATGAGCAACTATACCCTTTGGTGCTACAAAAGACTAATCAGACAGCACCACATCAAAAAAATAAATGACA